AAACAAAGACGCACTAAGAGGTATTTCTAATTGGGGAGCAGTGGCGATGGATGAGTACGATGATTGGGAGGAGGACATCTACCCTACGATTATCCGTCCTAATCTAATCACCCATTCAGCACCAGTTATTATTGCAGGAACTCCTAAAGGGTTTCGTAATCTCTACAAGATAGAAAAGAATCCAGACTTTAAATGCTTCCATTTCAGAACGCACGACAACCCAGACATAAAACCAGAGGAGTTAAAATCCATTGAACGTGAGTATTCGGATATGGGTATGGGCTACTACCGACAAGAGATTCTAGCCGTTTACGAGAAACCCTATGGAATAGTCTACGAGGAGTGGCCACTAGAAAACTTCGTGTCCTGTCCCTACGACCCAGCACTTCCTCTTTACATGAGTTTTGATTTTGGCGTAAACGACCCTACTGCGATTGTGTGGGTTCAACGCTTGGGTGGAGAGTATCACGTAATTGATTACTACGAAGCAAATAATGCAGACATCGGACACTTCTCTCAAGTCATCAAATCTAAGCCCTACAAGACTGCAGAACTCGTATGTGGAGACCCAGCAGGTAAAGCACGCTCTATTACGACTAACACCTCTCCGATTGAGGAGTATCGCAAGTTAGGAATCTACATTCGTGTCAAGGACGGAGTTAAGATTCCAGAGCAGATTCGTACAACACACAAGTACATCAAATCACTTTACGTAGACGTGATGCAGGAACGCTTTAGAGAACTGATTTTAAACTATCGTTATCCTAAAAAAAGCGAGGCTTAAATAAATCAGTCTAACGAAATCCCAGTTCACGACCAGTATTCTCATGGTATGAGAGCATTGGAGTATTTATTTGTTAACTTAGATGTCTATACCCCGCCTCAAATAAGCTACAAGAGTATTCCAAAATTTGAGCCGACGGATAGCACGATTGGAATTTAATATGCCCTTAGAAAAATTTACTTTGGACGAATACGCAACAATGATGAGAGATAAAAAACCGTACCTAATTGCTATAGAAGAACTCGTAGAAGAAACCAAATATGGTGAGGTTGAGATGACCCTACAGGTTCGTTAAGGTGTGGTTGAGAGGATGGATGTAGTAAGGAAAAAGACGTGGTTAAAGCCTAAAGAAGGTCACAAACTAGAGGGTTTTGTAGTGGTTGAAAAGACGGAGGTAATATCTCATTGAGATTAACAATGAATTGTTGTAATATAGTATTATCAATTTCATACAAGGAGTATGCAAGGACACCAGGTGTGTCCTATTTTTATTTATGAAAAAAGAATACAACAAAGATATAGCCTTACTGTCTGAGATAGAGGAACAGTACCAACTTGCAAAGCGTTATCTTGACCCTATCCATGAAAAGATGAATGGTCAGGAAGAGTTGTATAGAACATATATAGATAAAAATACCTATCCTCATTCTGCTAGAGTTTTTGACCCAAGAGTTTTTAGAATAATTGAGACGATAACTCCAAGACTTGTAGCCAACGAACCTACTGGTTCCTTCTATCCAAGAGAATCTGGTGACACTGCAACAGCACAAATCTTAAAGTCACTAATCAAATACGATTGGAAACGTGCAGATATGTTCTACAAGCTTACGACTTTTGTAAAATCTATGTTAATCTTCGGTACAGCTTTCGGAATCAATCTTTGGGATTACCGTGAGACGAAGAAAAAGAGAATGTCTCCTAAGATGATTAACGGAAACAACGTATGGACACCTTCTTCAACAGAAGATTCAGTAGTTGTTGACTTTGATGGTCCTAATTTTGAACCACTTAACATCTATGATTGTTTTCCAGATCCAAATGCAACCACAGTAGACAATATGAGATGGTTCATCCTACGAACTTTCAAGACCTTAAAAGAACTAAGACACGAAAACGACACTAGAGGAATGGAAGTTTACAAGAATCTTGATGTTTTAGAGAGAGCTATGTCAGACAAGAAAGAAAACAAGACTACAGGAAATTCGTTTGACTACAGAGAACACAGAAGAATGATGCTTTCTACCGAAGAACTAATAGGTCAAGACGAATCTAATCCAGAGTTTGTTGTTTTAAGACGCTTCACAAGAGACAGATGGGTAGATATCGTTCCTGAATTTGACATAGTTATAAGAGATATTCCAAACCCATACTTTCATGGACAACTTCCTATCGTAGTAGGAGTTGACTACCCATATCCAGGAGAGCTTTATGGAATGGGAGAGATTGAGCCAATAGATAGGATTCAGAGAGCAATTAACGCAGTCCTAAATCAAAGACTAGATAACGTTCAACTCGTACTTAGAAGTATGTGGAAGGTTAGAAAAGGTGGTGGGGTTGATATGCATACCTTAGTCTCCTCACCAGGAAACGTAATAACAACAGACGATATGACTGCAGTAGAGGCTGTTCAGGTTCCAGATGTAACAGGAAACACTTTCGTAGGAACTATGAACTACTTAACAGCAGCACTTCAGAATGGTTCTGGAATAACCGACTACACGATGGGTGTAAATACGTCAGCAAATGTAGCAACAGATACAGCCACTGGAGTAAGACTTGTTCAACAGGAAGCCAACGCACAATTTAAGTTAAAGATTCAACTCTTTTACTCTATGGTAGTTGAGAAGATAGCCAATCAATGGAAAGATTTAAGAATCCAGTTCACTACAGAGGAACAGAAGTTTAGGATTATAGGTAAAGATGATGTTGAGAATATTGCAAAAGCTACGGACTTAGAGAAGATTTCCATAACAGGTGAGCCAATCTTTCCAGGAGACTTCCAAACTCCTCCAAAGCTTCAGGTATCTAAAGACAAAACATTCGCTTTCTTAAACGTTTATCCAGAGGACATTCAACCATCCATAGTAGGAGACTACGATTTCATAGCAGTTGTTTCAAACGAGAGCATAACAGACCCAATAGCCTTAAATGAGAGTTTCTTTGAAGCACTGGATAGAGTTTCATCTAGAGAATGGACCGAAGGACTTGCGTCTCAAGGAAAACAATTAGATTATACGAAGCTTACACCAAAGGTATTTGATAAACTTTCCATAGGAATAGAAGCAAACGATGTAGTGACTGATATACAACAGCAAAACATACAACAGGATATTCCACAGGAACAGGTACAGATGCCTGGTCAGATTCCGCAGATTCCACAGATGCCGCAAATAAATAGTTTAGCAGGAGGAATGTAATATGCAGGAAGAATACTTAAACGAAGAACTAGAAAGAGCTTCTATATTTGAGGCTTTAATTATACATCCAGCTTGGAAGTATATAAAAACGTATGTAGAAAATCAGACTAAGACATTTGCTACAAGAGTTATAAACGAAGATATGGATGAGAAATTATTTCTAGTTGAGAAAGGTAAAGTTAAAGGACTTCTTGCGTTGTTAGCAGAAGTGGAGAACTCTCTAAACACACTAAAAAATGAACGTAACAAGAAGATTAAAAAATCTACCGAGTAGTGAGGATGTAGAATTCTGGAGTGGTGCAGAACAGTACAACAGTACTCCTATAAGGATAGGTATTTGTGAGGACCATACTAAGACAACTTGGTTTAAGCACGAAGGGTATGAGAGTGATAACGATGGTGGTATAATATGTATTAGATGCCCGTGGGGAACTAAGCTTCCAGGGTATATGAGACTTCAAGATGGTAAGATAGTGGACTTGAGAACTCTTAACAGTCAATTAAGTTGATTGCTAAGACTTTTTAAGTCTCGTTCTGTACACGTAAATACTGCGTAATTGGGTAGTTCTTGGTTACTAAACATTAACCATGCGATAGGAGGTGATTATCTTGGACGATAATCTCCAAAAATTAGAAGCTGCTCTTAACAATAGAGAAATATCGGCGGATGAAAACCCCGTTGAGGATTCAGCACCTCAAGAAGAAAATCAAGTGGACGACTCTACTGAGGCAGAGAAGCCTGCGGAGGAAGAGGTGAAGGAACCCAAACCTGATACCGAATCTGACGAAATGCAACTCGTAGAGGATGAGGAAGGTAAGAAATACATTCCTGAGAAACGCTTTAAAGAAGTGTATGCGAAGCTAAAGGAAAATGAGCGTAGAGCGAAAGAACTCGAAAGAGAACTTTCCTCTAAAGTAGCACCTGCACTAGAACGAAGCGTTCCTACTGATAAGACGGATGCGTTGGAAGTTGAGTTACTTTTTGCAAAGTACCCTCAATTTGACCCATCACATCCTGATTATGATGCGGATGTTGACGACCTTGCGGCTGATTTGTATATAGCTGGTAAAGCTAAAACAAAATTAGAAGCTGCTAAGATTGCACTTGAGAAAGTTAAAGTGCTTTCTTCCAAATCATCGACCATTAAGGATGAGGCCAGAGTTATTAAAAAAATGATGGCTGAGTCGGTCGCTACTAAAGGCGGAGGTAGGGCAGAAGTTCAACCAGACATTGATAAAATGTCTACAGAAGAACTAGAGTCTTACATGAAGGCTAGAGGTGAGTGGCTATAGTCTTTACTTGAATTTTCAAGCAAGGCACCAGAGATGGTGTCTTGTTTTGTTTATATAGTTGCCAGTTTTAGGAGGTGATAAATATGGCTAATACAGACTTTGGTGGTAAATCAACGACAGCCACAGTCTCTCAAGTGGTACAAAAATACTACGATAAACTGTTCTTAAAAGAAGCTGAGAAAAAGCTAGTTCACAAACAGCTTGGACAACACGCAACAAAGATAGGACAGGGAGAAGGTGGTTACGGAACAGGCTTAATCGCCTGGACAAAGTGGGCTAACTTAGACTTAGTAACTGCAGGACAAGGGGAAGGAGTTCCTACAACCGCAGTATCTTTGACAGCAACCCAAGTTACAGCAACCCCAGCACAATACGATGCAGCAGTCTCTATTTCTGATATTCTTGCTTACACATCCTTCGGTGATGTTATGAAAGCTGCAGTCTCAAGACTCGCTTACAACGCAGGAATTTCTATAGACACTATTGTTAGAAACGTAGTTTCAACAGGAGGTATCGGAAGTGTTAACGGTTCAGCAGTAACTTACTGGTCAGCAGTACCAGCAGCCGCAAACCTACTTATTACGCAGGTTAGACAAGCTATTAGAGCTTTAGAAGGATATGATGCCTTCAGACAGGATGATGGCTCTTTCGCAGCAGTCATTCACCCACACGTAGCATACGACTTAATGGGCGATACTACGACAGGAGGTTGGATAGATGCTAATAAGTACTCGGAGGGAAATGCAGATAAGCTGATGAAAGGAGAAATAGGAAAATTACTCGGTGTAAGATTCTTACAATCTACTAATGCATATATAAGAGGTTCTCACTATGCAACAGGTTCAGCAGTTATCGCATCTACTACCTTGTACACGACATCTTTCTTCGGAAAGGATGCGTTCGGTGTCACAGACTTACAGAACTTAAAGACCTACATAAAGGGCTTTGGAACTGCAGGTACAGCAGACCCAACAGACAAGGTATCAACAGCAGGATGGAAGTGTTCTTTCGGCTCTGCAGTGTTGAACTCAGCGTTCCTAGTAAATGTTAATACTACAGTTTCAGCAACTGCCTAGTTTTAACTTAGGAAAAACAAAGACTCCTCTCTTGCAGGGGAGTCTTTTGTGTGTTATAGTATTTGCAAATGCCTACAGTTGCTCCATCGTGGAAAAAATACGAAGAGAAGATGCATTCAGATGATGTTAAGGAAGCTAAAGAAGCGGGAGATGCCTTTATAAATGAACGTGAGTGGGAAACTTCACACAACAATCAATTAGCAGAGTGGGAAAAAGGTCGTGTTGAGCATATTGCTAAACAAAAACCAGCTTGGGTAAAGAAACAGGCACAAGAGGAAAAGTCTAAATCACAAAACGAACTACATAAATTCCTAGAGGCTGGTAACATTGATTATAATATAATACCAGCAAGAGGGTATATACTCGTAGAGATACTATCAAAGAAGGAAACAAAGACAGCTTCTGGTATTGTTTTAAGTTCAGAAGAGATTCCAAACGAAATAGCTTTAGTCTTAGACGTTGGTGATGAGTTAATTTTAGATAAAAATACTATTCCAGCACCGTGTTATGCAGAAGATATAGTTTTATTAAAGAAAATGGCTGGTTTAGAGGTCACATCAAGGGGTAGAAATCTCCGTATCTGTTTATTTAGTGATGTTTTAGCAATTTTGGAGGAATAAAATGGAAAAACCGAAAGTTAGTGTGATAATTTCTACATATAAACGACCAGAAAGACTTCAGTTAGCTATAGAATCTGTTATGACGCAGACTTTTGAAGATTGGGAGTTAATTATAGTTGATGATTGCTCAAACGACACCACTGAGGATGTAGTTAAAGGATGGTTAAGCGATAGAATTAAGTATATTAAGTTAGAAGAAAACTTTGGAAACGACACACACCCTAAAAATGTAGGCATTCTAGCTTCTACAGGGCAATATGTGGCATTTTTAGATGATGATAATACATACAGACCAGACCACCTTCAAGCTTTGGTTAGTGCAATAGAAAATAACGATGTTGATGGTGTCTATGGTGATAGATTTATAATAATGAACGGCAAACCACACGGTATAGGAGTCCATTCAGACTACGAACCAATGCTACTTTTGGCTAGAAACTACATAGATACGTCAGACGTACTCTTAAAAAGAGAGGTTCTATTTGATTTAGGTGGTTTTGATGAGAGATTTAAGAAGTTTATAGACTGGAACCTGTGGGTAAGAATGGCCAAAGCTGGCAAGAAACTAAAGAGAGTGCCAGTTGTTATAACAGATTATAACGTACACGAAGGAGCTAAGTCACAAAGAGTAGAAGATACTA